AAAGTCAACCCCTGCTATTTTATTATAGGGGTTGACCTCCTCATCGCTAATGATAATATGAATGTCTTGGTACTTGAGTTGCTGTAATGACTTACGGCAATCTCTAGCCTTCTCTATGGTGTCAAAGACTACATCAAATTTATCCTTGACATATACTCTGAACTTTCTCATAACTCGCCTTGTATTGTATAGTTGTTCACCTCTTGCTGAATCTCCTCAAGCGTTCGATCCTCGAAGAAGTCGCTGTACTGCTGAAGGGCGTACATCACCTTCTCCTCCCCTTTGTTGTAGAACTCCTCAGAGACTGAGTACACCCCTACATCACAACTTAGCTTATCAATCACCAAGAACTTAAACTTAGTGTAGTCTACATTGAATAGACGGCAGTAGATATACACCTGCACATCATACGAGTATTTATGTCTAGCGGAGTATACAAAGGCTAGGCTGCGCTCCTTGACCGTGTATAAGAGGTGTGCAGGATGTTCTGCCTTCGCCTCTTTCCACTTCTTAGCGTTCTTACTAGCCACATCTATAAACGTCATTTCGTCTATCTTGTGTGGCTCTAGTATCATTGTGTGGATGAGCCTACCATCCCGTAGGGCTTGGCTGTTAGTCTCCTCCCCATACTGCATAAGGTTGTAGTACGTCCTAGGAGAGTCTAGGAGCTTCTTGAGGTTTGATGAACTGAACGCTACCTTACCTAGGTAGCCGTAATAGAAGTCATCATTGTGGGCTTGTTCTACGAGGTAGCTTTGGTCGTGCTCCTCGCCATTTAGCATTCTGATTTTCATAGGTCATTTATTTATCTAGTTAATCCCATTCCCTGAATAAAGCGTTGCCCCTTCTCAGGGTCAATGCTCTTAATCAATCTGTATATAAAAGCAGAGGCACGTCTCACAGCATCCTTGTCAGTCTTGCTCGTGTCCGTGCCTAAGTATTGGTACATCTGTGCATCTATATGCAGCAGTTCATCTATCGTCTCTTTGTCAGTGCGTGGCTCGTCAAATACCACTTGCGCCTTTTCTATTGCGTTGTTCGGTGTCATTATACAGGTAAGTTAAATAGTGATTCAATAAATTCATAGAGGGCTACCATCGCTGCCACTCCTAGGGCAGCCAGAAGGTAGCAAGTACCCCCGTAGATAATGTTCTCACGCAATGTCATTTTCTTGTTATACATATAGCATATCATTTTGGTTATGCTCAAATATAAACAAAAATATTAACAATGCTATTCTTCGTTTAGTCTAGTAGCTTTAGAGATAGGAAGGAAAGCCACCTCTTTCACTACCCTACGATTATCGTAGAAGTCCGTGGTTTTAGGTAGCCCCCCTTTCATCTCCCACTTTAAATCAGGGAAGTCCTGAAGATTGAAGGCGTATATACCCTCGGGTGTTGAGTTGATGTAAAAGGGTCGAGTGTCAAATTTCTCAGCCCTCTGTACCAGGGCATCGTATTTGTCCCTCTCAATCAATAACTCATCATAGTGAGTCCTGCGACACTTGAGCTCTATGTCCATCTTCCACTTGGCAGAGAAACAATCAAAGCGAGAGTATTGACTCTCACTCTTCTCAAGGTCATTCATAAAACAGAGCTTGAGTATGTTATATAAATCAAGCTCCTTCATACTCATTATATACCTTGCGCAAGTCATTGATCCAAGCCTTCCAAGTCTTAGGACTACAGCTGCAAGGGATGTCAAACTTATGGTTAAAAACTCTAGCGTGTATCTCTGCTAAAGTACGGGTATATTTCTCCTCAACCTTAACACCATTGAACTGCGCATAGAAGCCCTTTAAGAACTCATACTCTTTCTCCTCCAAGCACTCGGTGTGCTTGTAAGGAAAGAGCTCGTTTAACTTCTTCTTACGCTCATCACATCCGCAGTCTACACCTGTAGCCTCGGTAAACATCTTGACAGCTTTCTTAATACCTGTCGCTTCAGTGACCTTCTCAATAGTGTCACCTAAGCCCTTACTCTTGTATTTCTTTGAGGTACTCTTGGTACTCTTCGTAGAGGTTTTCTCTGACATAATCTTTCGCTTTATTTAATGTTGTAAATATTGTTCTTAAACTAATGGTGGTCTCCTTATGAATGTCACGCATACTCATATCACTACTATGGTATAGCTCGAACATCTTATGGTCAAACCAATACATCTCTTTAGAGGTTTCCCATATCCTATCTATAAACTGCTCAAACAGCTCGTCAGACTCACGGTCTATCTCTTCACTAAACTCTGGGTGTTCGTGGTAGGTGTCTACAAATACGTGCAGGTCATTTCTTGTCTGATGCTTACGTACTAGGTTGCGAAGCGTGACCCAAATAAATAGCTTATTGGGTTCATCCTTATACATTATACGCTCAGGGTCATCAATGTATTTGTTCAGGCGTATGTACATCTCTTGCACAAGGTCTTCAGCATAAGACCCTGCGCCAAACTTATGCGCCATCTTTAGCCACTCCTTATGATACTTAGCAAGTAAGCTAAGCAAGTCTATTTGTCCTGTCCTTCTGTTGCCCACGTTATTACAAATGCTAAGACCCCAAAGCACAACTGCAAAGAGTGGTACTTGGGGTCTTGATAATCCTCATCCATCTCGGAGTTCCAATAGTTAACTCCGACTATAAAACCTGCTAGAGGTGCTATGTCAATCGCAAAGTTCATATTTTTTCTTAGTCTTTTTCTTTCTCAGCTCCCTTCGGGTATCACGGAGCTCCAGACGAAGGTCAGCGACCTGCTGCCGCAGCTCCGCATTTTCTACGAGCAAATCCCATTCCTCGTCTAGAGTTTCCGTTTGTTTTAAACCCATCATTATATTACCGCACTCCAAGAAGAAGCTGCCGTAATGTGAGTCAAATTTTATGTTCGTCTCGTGCGATCTTGTGGCGTGTATAACCGTGGCGTGGTTCTTACTTGTCACACGAGCAATCTCAAGAGTAGTGAAGTACACACGTGCTGCCGTCATAAAAGCCTGACGGGCAGACACGTTTCTTCTCTCTCTGTTGTTATGTATATTATGTTTTTCAATGTAAGTGTCGTAGGCGGTTTGTAATTCTTCTACTGATGCTCTCATTTTAAATACTCGTCTAGTTCGTCAAACTGCTCTTCATACTTTGCTACCTTGGCACTCAGCTGTCTGATAGTTAGCTTCAGCTCTGAGTTTTTCGCTTGGGCATCCCATATCTGTCGCTGCACCTCTTCTACCATATCTATAGCACTATCCATAGCACCATATAAAGAGGTCAGGTCTAAAAAAATATTCATAGCGTATTCGTCATTGACATCCTCAGGTTTAAGCTCCTGAGCTATCTCCATCAATAAACGATTCTTAGCTCTTAACCAAAGCAACGCCATACTCTTGGACTCTTCATAGTTCCAACGTATCGTGCTGTTTAGTATGTCGTGCTCGTCTGACATTGTTTATAAATATATGTTACGTTTTGACCTAAAAAGGTAGGTCTCCTTGTTTTTTTTGCACGGCAGGTAATAAGTCTTGCCCATCAATCTGAAAGGCTGCGTTACCTGGTTTCATCCGTAATCGTATCGGGTCATCAACAGGCGTAGGCTTACCGCCCGTCTCTGTCTCCTTTACCTTATAGCAGTGTATGTGTGTGTACATCCACTCTGTAGGGCTGCCAATCAGCCTGTGTACCCCCCAGAAGTCATCTGCCCTGTTGCCCCACTTACCGCCTCCTTCAACGTCTCCAACGCTCGGAGGCTTCGTGAGTCCTGCGTACTCGTGAGAGGCAGGGTACTTATTACGTAGTGCCGTAGTGACTGCGTGAGTGTTCACCCATATACTCACCTTGTGCTGCTTGCACCAATTCCTCAGAGCGGTAGCCACCTCGTAGTCATACTCGTGACCACCTAACGCCTGAAACATCTCCTTTTCTTTCTTAAGCGAGTTGTAAGGATCGATAAGAAAACCGTCTATGCCCTCGTCATTGTGTATGTCGGTTGCCTCCTCTAGCAAATCCTTGTAGCTGTACATCTTTGTATCAGCATCAAG